GTCCTTGTCGGTGTCCTTGTTGAGCTTGCGAAGATCCTTGAGCTCTTCTTGGTGGGCCTTGGCGGCCGCCCAGTCAAGAATCGACTGGATGATTGAGGACTGGATGATCTTGCGAATCATCTTGTCGGGAACCGTCCACGAGGTTTTGTAGTCCTTGACCTCGGTGATCAGGTCTTCCTTCGTCTGGCTCGAGTAGCGCGGGTTGACGATCGAGCAGTCGATGAAGAGCGTCATGTGCTGGCGCAGCTCTGACGGCTTGATGTCGACCTTGTGCTTCTTCTTGATGTGCTCGCGAACAGCTTCCCAGATCTGCATTCCCGCGTAGAGAATGTGGGTTCCGCCGGTCTTCGTGTTTGTGCCGTTGACGAAGGAAACGTGTTGGAACCCGTCGTCAGACGCGGAGACAGCAACCTTCCAGAACTCGGTCTCGTCGTAGGCGTACTCTCCCTCTGAACCCGTGTAGAGCTCAACGTAGTCCTTGAACGAGCGGGTCGGAATGCGATCGCCGTTCCAGTAGACCTTGAGGTGAGTGTTTACACCAGCCACATCCACCACTCGCTTCATCAGCATGGTGATGTTGTCGCTCGTCATCTCGCAACCCAGCTTGTCCCAGTCCGGGTAGTAGGTGATGCGGGTGTAGCCCTTCGCGCCTTCAGCAGGGGTAACCTTCGCTGGCTTGCGGTCCTGCGAGTTCTCCTCGAAGACCATCTTGAACTTGTTCTTGCCATCGCACGTCTCGACCACGAACTTGGTCGAGAAGATGTTGGTCAGGGCTGCACCTTCACCATTCTGACCGGTGAGCATCGCTTGATCGTCATCGTCGAAGTTGGAGCCCGCGCGGAGCTCGAAGATCATCTCAGGAACCCATTGGTTGTACTCGGCGTGCTTCACGACCGGGATACCACCGTTGTCGTAGACGCTGATTGAGCCTTCGTTCTCGTCGACCTCGACGCGAATGATGTCGAGCGCCTTACCCTCAGGCCGCTTTGAGTGGTCAACCGAGTTGGAGATGACCTCGTCGAAGAGCTTCAAGAAGCCCGGGTTGTACGTGAGGTTCTTCTTGACCATCCGCTTCGTTGCGAGGTCGTACACGTACGTGTCCTCGGTGTGCGGAGAGATTGAGCCGATGTACCGGCCTGGACGGAGGAGGACGTGCTCGACCTCGCTCAGCTTGCGGAACTTCTGCTCGATTGTCTTTTGCTTCATGGGAGATGTTGTGCTTGTAGGTGAGGTCTATTTTATCACGCACTCAACCTGGCGTAAACTTACGCCTGATCAGGTAGTCCCTCGTGAACTTCCTTGCGATTGAGCTGCTTGACCAGCGCATCAATCCTGTGCTGTTGAAGAAGCTGCACTGGCACAGCATCCTGTGATGTCCCATCAGTGAACACCACCCAGCCTTCTTTGTTGAGCGAGTACGAAAGGGTCTTGCTCTCGTGAACGGTCACGATGAAACCAGGAAGCGGCTTGTTGGGCTTGAGCGTGAAAAGTCGCTTGAAGAAGCCAGCTCGTTCAGTTGCCATTAGTCATCTCTCCATTCACCAGCGCGGGCCTTGGCCTCAGCGCGGGATTCGCCTTGAAACTGTTTTGTGATCGCGCGCAGGGCCAGCATCCATCGAATGTGGCGGTAAATCTGCGTGAGGAACGGGTGCAGGATGGCGCACGTCAGGAACCCCAGCACGAAATCGAAGCTCATGGTCGGCGCGCCTTTCGCAGCTTCTTGGCATCGATCCAGGCCTCGAGCTGCTGCGCGTGTTCGTCGTAGCCGAGGTACCGCGCGCAGATTAGGTGCCGCTCGTCAAGGTCGTTGGTTTCGTAGATTTGCCGCAGAAGAGCGTGCTCGTTCGAACCAGGAGTGGCCACTGGCAGGCACTGCTCCTCGATGATGTAGTCCATGGCCGTCAGGCTGATCTCGCCGTACAGCTTTTGGAAGTGAGCTTTCATTTCACTTGCCCTTCTGTTCGTTCATGTAGGCGAGCGAGGCGGCCACATGGTGACCGACGCGCTTCATGAAAGTTTTGTGGAAGCCGAACATCACGTCGTTGGTGATGTCCCACCAGAAGTTGGTCTTGCCGTACTTCTTGGTGTAGTCGTTGCCGGGGAAGAAGTCGGTTCGTTCCTTCGTGTGGCCCTTGCCAGCGCGGAGCTCCAGAAGGTAGCCCTTGTAGGTTTCGAACTGCTCGTCCTCGAACGCGCTGTAGACGCGGAGTGGGACGTCGTTCTCGGTGATCTCGGGAACCAACCGACACTTCCAATCCTCGGCCACCGCCTCGATGCGGCGGAAGGATTTGGGCAGGGCACCAAACTCGAACTCGGCGGAGCCCATGTAGTCCATGTCGACCGCCTGGGAGAGACGAACGTTCTCCTCGGCCAGTGGGGTGTTGATCGTGCAGCGCTGGATCAGGTAGGGAAACTCGAGTCGATAGTTCACTTGCCGTTCATCACCAGGTTGGTGAGCTCCATGTAGAAGTGGAAGTACTTTTCCATCCGGGCCATGTCCTTCGGAGAGACTCCCTTCAGGCGCCGGATGTCCGTGTTGTGGCGAAGGTCGGCGATCTTGACCCGGATGCCGTCCGGATTGGCCTTAACCTTTTCCTTGTACTCGTCGTAGGTCTCGCCGGGAACCTTCGTCAGGGATCTGATGCCCTCGATGATTCGCTCGGTGAAGCCCATGTCCCGAAGCTCGGCGTACGTAACGCCACAGTCCTCGACCATGTCATGTCCGAGGGCAATGCACTGGAGCTCCTCGTCGGGTTGCTCGAGGAGGTGCATCACCGCGATGGGATGTAGGATGTACGGATTGCCGCCCTTGTCGAACTGGCCGGCGTGCTTGTTGGTCGCAAGAACCAACATCTTGTTCAGAAGCTCGCCTTTCTTGCGATCTGTCATCGTGCTTTCTCCATCAGATGAGTTCATTATACACTGAACCTGGCCTTTGTAAACAGAAGAAGTGTAACGGTTCAGATAAATACGTTACACTCCCAGGTAGATTGTAACAGGTTCCACGCATGAAAATCTCAGATTTGTTTGAAGCTCCCGTGAAAAAGCGGTACGATCCGCACGACCTTCATAACGCGCTGGATCCGGAGCATCCCAAGCACGTCAAGGGAGCTGTGGACATAAAGGGTCTCGCGGAGATGATCCGCACCCAGTGCAAGACGATGCTTGACGCGTACGAGCACTCAAGCCAGTACCTTTATCGTGGTCTCGGTACCACGGCCTTCGCGATCACCACTAAGATCCGACAAGACCGTAAGCCGGTTGAGATGGATCGAGTTGCGCATGAAAGGCTCCACGCTGCGTTCAAAGACGCTGGTTTAGAAGCAACGCGCAAAAACTCCATCTTTTGTTCCACAAACCTTTCGATAGCCAGCCAATGGGGAAGTGGCCTGTACATGATATTCGTAAAGGATGGTTGGACTGGGACGGTCTTTGAAAATCAGAAAAAGGACTACGCTTTCTACAAGATGCAACACATTGGTAAAATCGATGATGCAGAGCAAATTGCCAAGGAAGTTAAAAAGCTGAAACCAAAGTCCTTTAAGACATCAGCAGAGCTGTCCTCAGTGATCAACTCGAGGTACGAGGATATCCTCATTACTGGGGATAGCTACATCGCTGTTAGGGTTTCTAACGTGATGGCTGATTCACTGCGCGAGCTCATGGAAGAGCTTGATCTTCCAATCACCCCAAAGCTTAAGGCCTGGATATCATGAAAGTATCAGAACTATTTGAGGATCGTGAAGAGCCGTTCAAGTACTCACAGGAAGAGTTTGACGCTTTAGCAGGACCCAACCCAACAAACATTGAGGAAGCCTTCAGGGTTCAGAACGTTGCGTTCAACCAGCGCAAGGGACTCGGTGGTACTCCTAACAGCCAGAACGTCGTCTACCTTGGCTTCGCCGCTGAGATGAAGCCATCCCAGTTCCTGAAGGTTGCGCTGGATGCTGATCGCTCTGACGACGCGAAAAAGTTTGTAGGCTTTATACGTGAGCGCGCTCCAGTTGCATCACCCTTCCTTGAGATTAGAGCTAACCTACGTGAGTGGGAAGAGGACGGGGCCGAACTTCGCGTGGAGGTGAAGGGTCACGAGGGTCGAGGCAGAATGTGGGCCATCGATGAGGTCAATGGAAACACCCCAGTGCCTGTTCACTTCTTCGTGCTTGGTGGAAACAGGGCTCGACACCTAAGCGAGAAGTTCTTCAAGGACTTTCGTGAAGCGGGATTGGTGAAGGAGCGAGCAGGAGAAGGAGCAAAACCTACTCCTATCAACTTCGGTCGGATCTTTTGGAATGGGAAGACCTTGTGAAGCTTGTCGATCTGTTTGAGAACGACGAGGAGCACGGTAAGGCTCTCGAAAAGACCGGCTTTTGGGGTAAGCGCGGAGCTGGCTGCTTGTTCTACGCCAAGTCAACCGGCCGCTACCTTATCGCGCATCGAAGCAAGGACGTTGAGCAGCCTGGAACGTGGGGAACATGGGGCGGCGCCATTGACTCGGGAGAGTCACCTGAAGCTGCCGTTGAACGTGAGGCGCGTGAAGAAGCGGGCTATCACGGCGATGTAGAGCTCAAGCATCTGTGGACATTCAAGCACCCATCCGGCTTTCGCTATTTCAACTATCTAGCAACCGTTGACGACGAGTTCAAGCCCGTCCTCAACTGGGAAACGCAGGGATATCGCTGGGTGAAGCGAGGAGAGTGGCCGAAGCCACTTCATCCAGGAATGATCGCGCTCTTGGAGAACGCTAACCTTTAGCGATCGCGAACGTCAGTCGCTTGGCAGGCTTCGAGCTTCGTCTTTACCTCTTCCCAGAGGATAGGATAGAAGCCGTGCACGTCAACACCAACGTCTAGACGACGATACTTCGGATCAAACGGGA